CGGATCCAAAGGATCTTGTTGACCAATGGAGTGGAGAATTTGTTAAAGCATCATATTCCGACTGTGTTTTTTCTGCTACTCTTGGTCTAAAATCTAAAGTATCTGATGCTCTAACTTGCTCTTTACCAATAAGAGGGACATCATTCGTAAATCTCTCTTGATCATAACTTAATATGGTGAATACATCACCATCATCATCGGAAGGAATAGTATAATGGTCATAAACAACCATTACTCTCTTTGATGGTACATTAGAGTCCTTTGTTCTTACAATTCTCGAATAATCATAATATTGATTCTTTTGACCTTTATCCAGTCCAAAAGAATTTGTAATATCCTTAAATGTGCCTGGTGTAATTGTTTGGATATTAGTTACAATATTTGATTCTGAGAAAGTTACTTCTTCACTATTATTAAATTTCTGAGGTGAAAGATAAACAATACCCAAAACATTAGCAGAGGGTTTTGTTACAACTCTTGCAATTGCTTTTGAGTCAGTTCCAGTAAAGTTCTCTCCAATAACTGCATTGTTGGTAACATCAGCAGTTGATGTGAATTCAAGAGTATCTAACGTTGGATTAGCAGTATTAAGACTTTCATAAACCGCTACAACGTTAGTAACATCAGGAACGTTCAGTGAGATTTCTTCGTCCTGAACTCTTAATCCATAGAATTGATTATGTGTTAATCCATCATTGACTGAAGAATTAGCATTTGATCCAGATTTTTCGTACTTAGAAAGAGTAACGTTAAGTACTTTAGATCTAGATAATTCTTTAACTCTACTCTGTATACCTCTCTTAACCAATGTTGCATTGATTACAACATTTGATCCATCAGTCAAACCTGATAAAGTTGCCGTTGTGCTATTTGCATTAAGAGAGAAACTATCAGATGTGACTGTTCCAATACCACCAGCACTTCCAGAAACCAAATATCTTTCAGCATCAAATGGCATCAAGAAAGAATTTGGAATATCTGGAAAATCAGATGTAGAAATTGTTACTTGATTTCCTGAAATTGTTTTTCCAGTTACTTGCTCAGTAACATGAAGTTCAGAATTGCTTAGATTTACTGAAGAAATATTTGAGTCTGGTAATTGAGCATATAAGAATCCCTTATCTTCATTTTTAATTTCAGATTCTGCTTTCTGAACAGATGAATATGTTCCATTAGCAACTCCACCAGCATAAACTCCGGCAACACCAGGAGAAGTAGATGCAATTGTAAATGATGCTCCACCACTTAGAATAGCAGTGATTCTATTCCATCTTCTATCACCACCACCAGAGAAATAGGAAATGATATCTCCAACCTGCAGATCTGTATTAGATCCACCATCTGGTGTGAAGGTATTGCTGCCACTGATAACACCACCAGATATATCAGAATATGATAAAATAGAAGTTGCAGTAAATCCGGGGAATCCACCACCACTAGCCTGAACAACTGACTTAATATCTTTAGAATCAAATACTCTTATGGAAGAAATAGTCCTATGACCTGCTTGGAAATTAACACTAGGAACATCATCAACTCCATTAATTTCAATTTGTTCTCCAGGAGCAAAAGTTCCTGAAGTCTGTCTGAACATAATTGTGGTAGTTCCACCACCAGCATTAGTTACAGAGTATCCAGTTGCTCCACTACTCTTACCTTTAATATAAGAACCTACTGGCAATTGAGCGGATGTAAATTGCGCGTTAAAGGTAATTTGAGTAAACGTCTGAATATCATACAGATAAAGATCAAACTGAGTAGAATCTCCAGCATACGATGCATCAGTTGCGCCAAAAGAATATACTCTTGCAGAACCAATTGCAGTTCCACCACCATTAACTTGATCATGAAGGTCGATAGTTTCTCTATAGTGAGGAACACCACTAATATCAAAAACTCTGAGAAGGTTACCCATCTCAAAAGGAATACTAGCAGAATCTATAGTTTTTGTATCTCTTGGTTTTTCTACATCTAAAATTTTAGCGGATATTGTTTCTTCATCATATCCTCTTACATATGCTTTACCTGGAGATAATTTGACACACATCAAATCTTCAGATGGTGTATTACCCTGATCTGTTAACTCATCATTAAAAAACAAACCATCACTTCCAAGTCTATCATTTAAGGAGTTGTGGATTGATGGTTGGAATGGTGTGATTGAGTAATCACCCGATTCATCGTATGTTCTTTCTGCCAAATAATCACGAAGTTTATTATATTCAGTTTTAGTTTCAAGTATTTTAATTTTTCCATCATCTACTCTCAGTAATTCTACAAAGTCAGTATCATTAGTATCACTAATAAGTTTTTTGGACAATGTTAGTCCAATCTTTAATCTATCAGCACCTGGTGCTGCATAGTTAGTGAATCCTTTAGCGTTATCATACAACGAAGAATCATCTTTTGCACTGACAAGAGATTCTGTTATTTTGAGACCAACTCTATATGAAGGAGTATTGGAGTACTCATCAAGAAGAAGAGTCTGCTTAGTTACATTTACAAAATAACCACGAATGAAGAATACACCATCTCCAATGAAAGCAGCAGATCCAATAGCAGTGGAATTAGAATCTAATGAGGTGGCAAATACTGTTCCAGCAGCAATGGTTGTATTGCCATATACAACACTCTCACTAGCAAAGAAAGATTCGTTGTCTGGAAATTGATTGAACTCATAATCATTATCAGAGTCCAAATATTTTACATAAATTGTCAAATCCTCAATGTTGTTGCCATCAGGCATAGCAACATATTGGATAGTGGCAGTTGTACCAGAATTTTGTCCTGTAATTTTTTTACCGATAAAATTATTGATGTAAACCGAAACATCAACACCCAGGTTAGTTGGGTTTAACTTTACAGCATAAAATTGACCATCATATGCTATATTACCAGGTATAACAATTGATCCTTCTTTAAATATATGACTACCAAAGTCTTCAATCTGGTTTTGTAGGATTGATTGGAGAGTAGTTAATTCTCTTGCCTGAACAGGATATCCAGGCTTAAATAAAACCTTGTAAAAATTATCCGCAGCGTCAAAATCGTCGTAATATGGATTGACGTTTAAATCGGTTTTTTGTGCCATCTTTTTTTAGAATTCCAGAATAATTTTTACGTCTTCTTTTTGTCTTATGTCTCTTTGGACTGTTGGGCGGTTATCAAGATAAATTAACTCGCCTGTTTTTTTATTTATCTCTGGACTAGCAAGCCCATTTGTAAAAGTTGTTCCCAAATCAACCAACTTACTACCCACAGTTACTGTGCTACCAGTGAATCCAGTATTAATAGAACCACTAAAAGGAGAGATGGTATTTGCCGATGATTCGAATGCGTAAACTGTAGAACCATTGGTTACATCATCATAATCAGTTTGATCTTTTTCATTTCCAAAATACAAAGACCTATCTTGGAAATATTTTAAAACCTTCGTCTCACTGTCATATGACGCTACATATCCCTTAGCAATTTTTCCATCATCTCTTGTTTGTGTCATCTCAGCACCAATTGTAGGGGTGCCAGTAAAATCATCTGCCAATTTAACAGCGGAAAGAGCAGTAAATTGACTTTCTGTGAATAAATTTGTAGAATTTAATTGCTGTGGATTTTTTATGACACCAACTTGAGAAATTTAGTGTCTACAGGAAAATCTTTTGTTGATGCATCAAACCTAGCATACATTAATACTTTATCAGCACCCAACTCCGAGTAAATATCATATCCATGCCCTCTTGATGGTGGAATGATTGGAATTAATTTTGCTGGATTTGGTATTGAACCTGATGGTTGCAAACTTCCAAGATCAACAATTCCATAAGTATATCCTTTACCACCAGCAGTTACAGTGGTATCTGTGATTGCACCGCTGCTATCAACTGAGATAGAAACTTTAGCACCGCTGCCGTCACCAAGTATATTAACAGTACCTGAACTATATCCAGAGCCAGCATTATCAATATAAACCTTTTTGATTTGGTTATTCTGAACATCAGAATCGCCTGCCTCTCTTACATCAGAGATTTGAGTATCTGTTGAAGTTGCCCAGTCATTAGGAACTACAATATATTCGGTGGAGTCAAACTTAATAATATCACTTGGTGATACTGAGAACAAATACTTCCAAACATAACCATCACCACTTGTTCCTGCAGCCGATGGTGCTAGATTAGTAAAAGTTGGTTCGTCCTGTGAGTTATTTCCTTTTGTATTAGTTCCTGATGAACCATTATCAATACAAATATAGACTCTAAAATCACTATTCATTACATAGAAATTAGAATCATATAACCTACTTGAGTTTGAGTTTGGTGTAGGATTCTCTATGCTATAATCATGCCTATACATGTCATAGCGATTATTCACTGTCCAAGTTACTTTTCTAATAACTCGTCTTATATTTGCACTATTTACCTTCTTTCCAAAAAGAATATTTTTCTTGTAAAATCCAGAGTATTGTAGGTTGTCAGTTGGGACTGGAACATTGGTATCATAATCTGATGTCCTACCAAATCCTGCAGATGGTGATGTTGGGCTTGGTTGACCCAAATACACATAATAGGAATTACTTGCAGAAGTAACCGAATCTACAAAATTACTGGCATTCGAAAGTCTAAATTGATCTGTTACGACAGCTGCCATATCATTGCGTTTTTAGATATTTATCCAAAGATTATTATAATTGTTTTGGTAATGAACCATTTTCACGAAGTCCAACACCTCTTCTTTGGACAATTGGATATGTTGATATTCCTGTTGATGTATCGGGAATAGTAAATCCAGTAACACCAATTGAGATTGGAGAAGAACTTCTACCTCCACTAAATCCAGATAATCTTCCCCAAGAGAAATTACCAACTGGATTATGTTCATCACCAAATGTGGAAAGACCAACTACTGGACTTGCGGAATGAATGTTACAAGTAATAGTTGCCACATTACCACTCACACTAATCGCACTAATGTTGTAAACATTATCCAAGAATGTTTGACCAATTCCAATAACTGCTGCATCAGAATCAAATACAGAAGTTGCTCCAGTTCCAATAGAAGTATTATCAATGTAGATGGGATATCCTACATTTAATCCAGTGAAAGAAGATTGTTCAAGAGAGAACTCAAGCGCTAATGGATGACCTCCAGTACCTGCAGATGTTGTAATACCAGTAACAATGCCAGAGAAACCTTCGATATTGGTAACTCCAGAAATTAATTCGACATTATCTACAGCATCAGTACTTCCAATACCCGCAACCGCCATCAAACTAATTGTTGTTGGGGATCCATAGTCAAATAAGTCTGTGTTATCAACAAAGATTTCGGTATCAGTTGTTGAGAAATCAGCAATTACTTTTGCTACAGGGAATACTTGACCTTCAATAGAATCTCTAGTTTTATAAACTTTTTCACCATTGATTGTTAAATCAACTTTTTGTTTGATGATATTAATTGGTTTATAATCAGATTCATTAATACCATCATCAACATACTTATTAGTCTCAATTCTATCAGAGGCATCTAAATTAAATACTCTTCTCTTGCCCTGAGACTTTGTAGTTCTAATAGAATTATTCTTAAGGATCTGAACTTGATCACCTTTCTCAATTAACTGATTAACACCAGTTACAAGAACAGTATCCTCTCCTCTTGTTCCTCTGTAGAAGAAAATATCAATATTTGATTCTTCTAATGGTGGAGCTGCAAAGGAAAATGTTGTTCCACCATCAAATTGATAAGCAATGCCTGGTTCTTGGATAACACCATCAATAATAATCAATAGAGCAGCGGCAAGATCCACATCAGAATCATCTGCTGCCTCAAAACTCAAGAGTTCATTATTATAGAATAATGGGAATCTCTTTCTAGAACCATCTTGGAAATTCTTGATAGAATCGATATAATCAAGTTCACCAAACTGCCATGAAGCAAAATTATCAGTAAAGATGTCCAGAACAGTTAATGTATAATCACTAACAGGTTGTGATAAACCTAAAGCAGTAACTAAACCTACAGGTCTGAATACATCACCTCTTCTGAATGAATATCCAGGTCTTGCAATCTTAAATTCAGTTACTTCATGATAAGTCGATCCAATACCAATAGATGATGAACTGGCACCTACTTGCACATCCAACAATAAACCAATTCCAGTATCTGTTGTATTTCCTAAACCTAATCTTGAGATACCTTCTATTCCAAGATTTTGGTAAGATGGTTCAGATACAAATATTTCTGGTGAAGTGTATCCACTGCCACCATCATTAACTGTAAATGCAAGAGTTCCACCAGCACCGACAGTTGCAGATATATCTGCATGATTTCCACTGTGCCCAGACTCAAAAACAGATACTCCAATAGAAACAATATGGTTATAACCAGACCCTAAAACATCAGTTGTACCAAAACCAACAGACGTAATAGCACCACCAGAAACAACAGCAGTAACAGCAGCACCAACTAAAGGTGCATATCCAAGACCACCACTAGAACCAAGTGATACGATCATTCCACCTCTTGGTAGTTGACCAATATTCACGTCTGCAGGACTTGTAAAGATATTATCAGAATTATCTCTTATACCGCTGAATAGAACACTACTTACACCAACAGAATTGTCTTCAATAATAGAGAAATTATTTGCTGGATTATTTTGAGTAGTTGGTGTCTGGAATATACCGTTGATAAACAGGACACCGTTTCCGCCAGTAGTACCAATACCAGCAGTATTTGCGCCACCAACATTTAAAGTAAATGTTTGACCTATGCCAGTAAACTTATCAGAAATATCATCATATACTCTATTAGTTGTGTAATCCTGCCTTAAATATACTCTTCCATTAAAATCTGAAGCTGGGAATGGTAAATTAGAATCAGTTGTCTCAATTTGAGGGTTGCCTCTTGGAGGCTGAGTGAAGTAAATATCTTGACCAACAAGATTATAGGCACCCTTGAATACTGTAGCAACTCCAGTAGAATCTTGGTGAGTAGATGCAGCACTTCCGATAGCACCTCTTTCTACATTTACGAGAGGAATACTTCCGCTGTTGGAAATAGGTCCAACATTTGTTGTTCCAAAACCAACATTTTGAACAATCATATACTCTTCATCAACT